CCCCGTATATAAAAACGGGTGGGGAACCTAACCTACAAAGTGTTACGGAAGCGAGATAAATGTGCCATTTTTGATACAAAAATTTTCCCAGGTATAGATACAATCAGAAATGAAAACTGAAATCCACTACATGAAAAAAAATCCCGCAGAAATTTTTACCACCATAGAGACCGATCCGAACACTGGGGAATACTATACCATCATACCCGAATGGATAATGAATGATATGAACTGGTATGAAGAAACAAAACTTAATTGGAATATTGATACAGAAGAAGTAATCGTAACCGAGAAAGATGACTAAAGATAAAACTTATCATATCTACTTACAAGATAAGGTTTTATTCAAAGATTTAAACCCTCATGAGTTCAATATTATATGGGGAAGAATATACAGGTCGTATTTTAAAGAGGACTTAACATACACAGAAATCGACTCAGATTATACAGATAAATTGGTAGAACACTCGTATTAAAAATATAAAGCAATCATTAAACTTGTAAATAATTAGGTTATATGATAATCTGAAAGATAGAAGTTGATATAAAAGTACTTTACAGGAGGATTTATGAGTGGCGACTCAGGATTAAATGAAACTATTGTCTTTTATAGTTCAGAGATGACTATGGCAAAGGCAATTGTCTTAAAGCATAAAGGAATTGAATTAGATTATAAACTATTAAAAGCACTCAAGGAAACCGAACAAAGAAATAAAACCCCCTTTGATTGACAACGTATAGATAATAGTGTATTATATAATTATAATTGAACATTAGTATGGCAAAAGGATTTACTGTTAAATCAGCTGCAGCAAAAGCAAAAAAACAGGCAGACACACCAGAGTGGGATTACGATAAAGCAAAAAGAATGATAGCAGGTAAGACAGTTGTATTCTGTCTACCAGGTCGAGGAGTATCATATACATTTTTAAAGAACTTTGTCACACTATGCTTTGACTTAGTTCAAGCAAAGGCAAGTATACAAATATCACAAGATTATTCATCAATGGTAAATTTTGCCCGATGTAAGTGTCTTGGTGCTAACGTTCTTCGAGGTCCTGATCAGTTACCTTGGGATGGTAAGTTAAAGTATGATTATCAGTTATGGATTGACTCAGATATCGTGTTCAATGTAGAGAAGTTCTATCAGTTAGTCTTAATGGATGAAAAGATTGCATCAGGTTGGTACTGCACAGAAGATGGTAAGACCACATCAGTTGCTCACTGGTTAGATGAAGATGACTTCAAAGGTAATGGTGGAGTTATGAATCATGAAACTCTTGATTCTATCGCAAAAAGAAAGAAACCATTCACAGTGGATTATGCAGGTTTCGGTTGGCTCCTAATCAAGCATGGGGTATTTGAAGATGAGCAAATGAAGTATCCTTGGTTTGCTCCGAAGATGCAAGTATTTGAATCTGGAGCAGTTCAAGACATGTGCGGAGAAGATGTCTCATTCTGCTTAGACGCAAAAGAGGCAGGTTTCCGTATTATGTGTGACCCTCGTATTCGTGTAGGACATGAAAAAACCAGAGTTATATAGTATCTCTCATAAAGGTGAGGTTCTTTATAAAGACCTTTCCAGAGATGAGTATTTTGAGAAGATGCAGGACTTAGCAGATGAGTTCTTTGAGAATGGTACACCGCATCCGCTCGAACTTAAAACAGACGTAAAGAATGTACCAGAAGATTTTAACATAGAGGACTATTAGTAATGGCAAAAACATTTAGCATGGGTGGCAAAACAATCGAAAGTCATCCGAAAAAAACTCGTCAGGGTAACGGAAAACACTCGAAATACTCGGCAACCGCCCGTAACTCGGCTCGTAAAAGACCAAGAGGGCAAGGAAAATAGATGTCTACGTTGATTGCGAATCTACCTTCTTACGAAGTATGGGTAAGAAAAGAGTATTTGACCGATCATAAGAGTGGTCATGGTGAATTTGTGAAAGGAGTTTGGGTATCTGCAAAAAGTATACCTGGTCGTGCCTTTTATTTTGAGACTTATTTACCAGAATATGCTGCAATGTTTGATAAATTGCCAATTTCTGCGTTTACAAGTGACCCTGAGACCCCAAAACCTGATATGACACTGCATAATTTGCAGTTTTGGAACTGTATGGACTATGGAGTCGTTGCAGTTCAGAAGCAATTTATTGGATCTATGCATTATGAGGTCATGACAAGGGATTATGGCAACCAAACTGGTACATATATTTGTACTTTGGACAATTATCACTCAGATGTAGACGCAATTGACTACTCAACAAGTGAACAACCTGCCGAACATAAGTCACATAACCTTCTAGAATTGGATAATGGACAGTTTTGTCTCTATCCAAACAACAGAATGCGTATCTATGATAACAGTATTACACCAGAAACACCAAAAGTACCTGATTTTAAGGTTTCAACAGTATATTATCAGGTAGAAAACGGTCATGATCGTGATGGATTGGGTTCAGAAGAGAATTATTTTTGGAAAACAGCAAAAGAAAGAGCAAAAAAAGACGAAATTGAACCAGAATTAGGATAAATAATAACATTCTTAAAAAGTGTCATAAATAAAACAGGAAAACTCTTGTTAATATGGCGATAAAACGGGTTTCAAGGGCATTTAAGGACATAAGTTTGTCTTTTACCCCCCATCCAATCACAAAAGACCTCCCAATTCTCAAAAATGAGAATGCAATTAAGAAGTCTGTAAGAAATTTAATACAAACTATCCCAACTGAGAGGTTTTTTAACTCAGCATTGGGATCTGAGGTACGTGATAGCCTGTTTGACTTTGTAGATTTTGGTACTGCATCAGTAATTCAGAGCCAAATTGAAATTACACTTGAAAACTTTGAACCTAGAATAGATAATGTAACAGTTGAGGTGCAACCAAGACCAGATACGAACGAATTTGAAGTATTTGTGTTCTTTAATATTATTGGACAGGATCTTCCGACACAAGAATTCACATTCATGCTCGAAGCAACAAGATAAATGCCTTTTACTAAGTTTACAAACCTCGATTTTGATCAAATTAAGACCTCTATCAAGGATTATCTCCGTGCAAACTCTGAATTTACAGATTTTGACTTTGAAGGGTCTAATTTTTCGGTTTTAATTGATACTTTAGCATATAATACGTATATTACAGCATTTAATTCTAATATGATTGTGAATGAGTCGTTCTTAGACTCTGCAATAGTGCGTGAAAATGTTGTTTCTCTTGCAAGAAACATTGGATATGTGCCGAGATCAAGATCTGCTGCACAAGCAACAGTATCTTTTGATGTTACAACCTCTGGAAACACACCAACAATCACTCTTCAAGCTGGTTTGGTATGTGTTGGATCACAAAATGATACTTCATATGTATTTTCAATACCAGAGAGTATTACAACTACCACAACTCAAAGTTTTGATGCAAATGGTAATGTAATAAGTAGCACTGGATCATTTAGCAGTATAGTTGTATATCAAGGATCATATCTAACTAAGACTTTTACAGTAGATGGGTCACTTGATCAAAGATTTTTACTTGAAAATTCATCCATTGATACTTCAACCATTAAAGTTTATGTAAAGGGTGCTTCTGATACTGGTTTAGGAAGAGAATATCGTAAAGTAGACAATATATTAAACATTACTGATACATCAGAGACATATTTGATACAAGAGATTACCGATGAAAGGTATGAATTACTTTTTGGTGATGGAGTTTTTGGTAAAAAGTTGGAAAATGATGCAGTAATTACTGTTTCTTACATAGTTACTGATGGAGTTGAAGGAAATGGTTCTGCTTCGTTTAGTTTTGCTGGTAGTGTGACATCCTCATCAAATCAGATAGTACTACCATCAACTACACCAATCATTACAACAATCTCATCGGCAGCTAACGGAGGTAACATTGAATCAATTGACTCTATTAAGTACTTTGCACCCAGACTTTATTCGTCACAGTACAGAGCAGTTACATCAAGAGATTACGAATCTGTAATACAGCAAATATATCCCAATACTGAATCAGTTTCTGTCGTTGGTGGTGAAGAATTAGATCCACCAGAATTTGGAACTGTTTTTATAACAATCAAACCAAAAAATGGTGAATTTGTATCTGATTTTGATAAACAATCTATCTTATCCAACTTAAAGGGATATACATTAGCTGGTATTAATCAAAAAATACTTGATCTCAAATTATTGTATGTTGAGTTAGATTCTTTTGTATACTATGACCAATCAAAAGTTACAACAGTATCAGAATTAAAAACAAATATTATAAATGGACTTATTACATATGGTTCATCTACTGATATTAATAAATTTGGTGGAAGATTCAAGTATAGTAAATTAGTAAATGTAATTGATAATATTGATGAAGCAATTACGTCAAACATAACAAGAGTAAGAATTAGAAGAAATCTAAAAGCACTTACAAACCAATTTGCTCAGTATGAGTTATGCTATGGTAATAGATTTCATATAAACCCAGAGGGTAAAAATATAAAAAGTACAGGATTTACAATTCAAGGTCAAACTGATACGGTATATTTTACCGACATACCTAATAAAAACACTGATGGGACATTAGATGGAAGTGGTAGGGGTATTATAGCAATTGTCAAGGGTGATAATGAACTATCACAGGGTCAGTTAATTGTTGCTTCTGCTGGAATAGTTGATTATGTTCGTGGAGAGGTAATAATATCAACTGTTAATATAACGTCTACACAACGATCAAATAATATTATTGAAATTCAAGCATTTCCTGAGTCAAATGATGTTATTGGATTAAAAGATTTATATCTCAGTTTTGCGGTTGGAGATAGTACCATAAATATGGTTAAAGACACAATTACTTCTGGTGAACAGATATCAGGTGTCGGATATAAGGTTACATCGAGTTATGCAAATGGAGCACTTGTAAGAGGATAATATGATAACCACTGGAATTGATAAAAGAGTCAAAGTCCAACAGATAATTGAGAACCAAATACCTGAGTTTTTAATATCTGAAAGTCCAAAGGCAGTAGATTTTCTAAAACAGTATTACATATCCCAAGAATATCAGGGAGGTCCGATTGACCTCACTGATAATTTAGATCAGTACATAAAATTAGATAATTTAACACCCGAAGTTGTTGTTGGGGAAACAAAACTAACAAGTGATATTACAATCACTGATACCACTGTAAATGTTATTAGTACTAAGGGATTTCCAAATGAATATGGTCTTTTTAAAATTGAAGATGAGGTTATAACATATACTGGAATCACAACTAATAGTTTTACAGGATGTATTCGTGGTTTTAGTGGAATCACAACATATCATCAAGATAACAATCCATCAGAATTAGTATTTTCAGACACAACAGCAACAAATCATGAAAATGATGCAACTGTTGTAAATTTAAGTGCACTTTTTCTTAAAGAATTTTACAAAAAGACAAAAAAATTACTTACACCTGGTTTAGAGAATGTAAATTTTGTTAATAACCTTGATGTGAGTAATTTTATTAAAAATTCAAAATCATTATATCAATCAAAAGGTACAGAAGAGTCATTTAGAATATTATTCAACGTATTATATAATGAAACACCTAAAATTATAGATTTAGAGCAATATTTAATTAAACCATCAACAGCAGAATTTATAAGGAGAGAAGTAGTTATTGCAGAGGCACTTTCTGGCAATCCTATTCATTTAGTTGGTCAAACTATCGTAAAATCATCTGATATTGCGACAAGAGCATCAATATCCGAAGTTGAACCATTAACAAGAAGAGGAAAGGTATATTATAAGATTGGTTTATTTGTTGGATTTAATGATGTTGATTTAATTGAAGGTACATTTGGTGTAACTCCTAAAACAAAGGTGATTGGAAATGTTTCAGCAGGTTCTTCTGTAATTACTGTTGATTCAACTGTTGGATTTGGAGCAACTGGCACATTAGTATCTGGAATAAGCACAAATATCTATTATAGTGATAAATCAGTCAATCAATTTTTTGGATGTCAGAATATTGTAGGAATTATATCAACTACTGATGATATTAGATCTGATGAATACTATTATGGTTACGAGGGTGGTGATTTAACCAAAGAAGTAAGATTAAGATTAACTGGTGTTTTATCTAAGTTTGTTCCAACATCAGATATTCGTTTATTAACACAAGGTGAAAATATAACAGTCAGAAATGTTGGTGAAAAAATATTAAATCCATCCGAGGATAGAACAAAGAAACAAATATTTGCAAACTCTTGGATTTACAACACTTCTTCAAGATTTGAAATTAAAAATATATTTGGAGCTAATATTGTTTTATTTACAAAGGATATTGATAAATCAAGTTTAAAGATAGGTGATAATATTGAAGTATTATTCCAAAATGGGGAAGAAGTAGTTGCTACTGGTACAGTTGGTAATATTGATAAAGATACATCTACCATTTCAGTAAACAACCTGACATTATTATCAAATATTACAGTATTACCAGATCCAAATCGTTTTTATGATTTAAGAAGAGTTATTAATCGTGCTTCAAGTACAAAAACTGACATGGATTTTGGTCAGAATATTCTCACATCAGATATAACTAATGTTTACAATGAAAATAATGAAAATTTTTATGTTGCATCTAATTCATTACCATCATATCAAATAACCACTGAATTACCAAAATCAATTTTACCAGAAGCTGTTGCAGGAAATGAATTACCAAATTCTGGATATAATCCCAATACTTTAAGATATAGTATCTTATCTTTTCCAAATCCAGTACCATTCATAACTGGTGATGAAATTTTTTATACCGCACAAGGAACAGCCATACCAAATTTACCAGAAACTTCATATTTTGTTGAAGTTTTATCGAATGGAAACCAAATAAGATTATATCGTTCTAGATCATTTATTCCAATAGCAGATTTTGTAGAGTTTGAAGCATTACAACCAGGAACTGGGACACATACCTTCTCACTTGTTGGAATCCTTGATCAAGAAATTGCATCACAAAAATTATTTAAAAAATTTCCTCTTAATCCAGATTTAGTAAATTCTACATCCGTAAAGACAAATCCAGGATCAACAGGGATGTTAATTAATGGTGTTGAGATAAAAAATTATAAATCAGACGATAAAATATTTTTTGGACCATTAAATAAAATTACATTATTAAATGGTGGAAAAAATTATGATATTATAAATCCACCAGAAATTACATTATCAAGTCCAGGTATTGGAAATACAACAGCTCTAATAAGACCAGTAATTACTGGTAGTGTAACCAAAGTTCAAGTTGATCCACAAAAATTTGGTATTCATAGAGTATTATCAGCGACAATTGAAGGTGGTAATGGTAGTGGAGCGATATTAGAACCAGTATTAGCAGAAAGAAAAAGAGAATTGAGTTTTGATGCTAGATTATTATCAGAATCTGGTGGTGTTGATAATGTAGACGAAACAATAACATTTCAAGATAGACATAATATTGTAAGTGGTCAACCTTTAATATATGATCGTAATAATAACCCACCTCTTGGTATTGGAACCGTAGGTAATGATTCTGGAACATCAGTAGTTGGTGTAGGAACTACAACCCTTGTAAACACTGCCACATACTATCCAGAAGTCATAAATCCAAGCACTATAAAATTATATCAAACATTAGGTGATTATAGTGCAGGTATAAACACTGTTGGGTTTACTACAACTAATAAAATAGGTGTTCATAAATTTAAATTATTTTATGATGAAAAAACTTTAAAGGATATCCGAGTATTAAATGGTGGAAGTGGATATGAGAATAGACAAGTGTTTGTCAAACCAGTGGGGATCAATACAATAACAAATGTAATTCATTTTGATAATCATGGATTTAATAATGGTGATAAAATTGTATATCAAACTGCTGTTGGTATAGGATCTACATTACCAACTACAATTACTGGTTTAACCACATCAACTGGTATTACTACAACTTCTAATTTTTATCAAGTACTAAAATTAAACAGTAATGCATTTAGACTTACAAATGCTGGTCTTGGTGGCACAATAACATCAGAATTTGAAAGAAAAGATTATATTAAGTTTTCTGATCAAGGGACAGGTTTCCAAGTATTTAAATTCCCAGATGTTAGATTAAACCTAAAATATGAATTAGCTAATACTGATGTTGGAGTGATAACAGCTACACCAGTTCTTAGAGGTGGAATATCTGATATTCTAATGTATGACAAGGGTTCTGGATATGGTTCTGATATTCTTAATCTTGAAAAATCAGTATCAGTAACAGTTAAAACTGGTAAGGATGCTCAGTTAAAACCGATTGTAACAGACGGTAAAATTACTTTTGTAGAAATACAAACAAAGGGTAAAGAATACTCTTCTGCACCCGATTTAGAGGTGGTAGGAATAGGAACTGGTCTAGGTGCAAAATTAAGAGCAATTGTAAAAGATGGTAAGATTGAAGAGGTAATTATTTTAGAAGGTGGATTACAGTATCAACAAGATAAAATTGATATAAAAGTTACTCCACCAGGAAGTGGATGTAAACTTGAAGCAGATATAAGAGGATTAACTGTTAATACATTTGCAAGATATGGTAATGAAGCATTAATTGAAACTAATAATAAATTACAATATTCAATTGTTGGTTACTCAACTCAAATTGGAAATGACACCTTTGGTGATACTGGTTCTGAACACTCACCTATAATTGGTTGGGCATATGATGGAAATCCAATATATGGACCTTATGGTTACAGTGATTCGACTGATGAAAATTCTGCTGTTAAAATATTGACTTCTGGGTATGTTCTAAATCCTAATAATGTTATTAATAGACCACACCAATTTAGTAACGGATTTTTTGTTGAAGATTATAGTTTTACTAACGCAGGTGATTTAGATCAACATAATGGTAGATATGGAAAAACACCAGAGTATCCTAACGGAGTATATGCATATTTTGTAGGTATTGGTTCCAATTCCTTACTACCAGAATTTCCATATTTTATTGGAGACACTTACAGAACTAATCCATCAACTGATAACTTCAATCTTAACCAATCAACATTTAATTTTGATAATTCTGATTTAATACGTAACAGTTATCCATATAAAGTTTCTGATCCTTTTGCAGATAATGATTTCATAGTTGAATCAAATGAAATTACATCCCAATCTTCAATCGTTGAATCAACCACATCTGGTTCGATAGATTCGATTCAAATTATTAATACTGGAGATAATTATGAAGTTGGAGATTCTGCAATATTTGATAATACAGATACGAATGGTGGTGGTTTAAGTGTATCTGTTAACAGAGTTTCTGGCAAAACAATTGAATCAATCAACACCACTGTTGATACTTTTGATGCAACTTTCGTTTGGAGAGATCCAACTCACGTAGCAGCATACATTTCAACTGCTCCTAGTTTAAATGCACATGATAATGTTGTCATATCTGGTTTAAGTACAACAGAAATTAAGGGACTTGCAGGATCACACAAGATTGGTATTAATACTGCACAAACAGTTGTATATCAAGAAGTTCCAAATGTTGCAACAACAGGTATTGTAACTGATATTTACGTTACAAATATACCAGATCATATTTCAGTTGGTAGCACTATAGGTATTGGAACAGAAGTATTGTCTGTTTTAAATACATTTAATCAGAATAATGTAATAAGAGTTAAGAGAGGAGTATCAAGTGGTGTTCACACTGTGTCTACACCTGTTTCATTGATACCTAGTTTCTTCAATATACCTCTTAGGACAAAGGTATTTGACTCAAAAATAGATGACAAAGTATTTTTCAATCCACATGAATCTGTTGGTGTAGGTACAGTTGTTGGATTAGGATCAACTGCAACCTCAACACTAGGTGATTTAATAAGTGTTGTATCAACACCAACTCGTAGCATAAGATTACCAAATCATCCATTTAAAACAAATCAAAGAGTTACATTAACAAAACCAAGTGTAGGATATGCACTAACAGTTTCTAAGGATGATGGGGTAACTACATTTAATATACCTGAAGGTAGTAATAGTCAAGATGTATTTGTAATTAAAAAATCTAAGGATTATATTGGTATAGTAACTCAGGTTGGTTTAACTACAACCTCCGATGGATTATCTTTCATAGGTGATACAACTGTTGGTACAAGCAGTTTTGAATATTTGTTTGAAAGTAATTTTGATAAGGTAACTGGAACTTTACAAAGAATTGATGCAGTCGTTTCTGTTTCGACTGCACATGGTTTGCTTAATAGTGATGTAGTCAAATTATCTGTTTCTCCAAATCAATCTGTTGGTATAGGAACATCAACTCAAATAGATCTTAAATTTGATTCAGATACTCATAATTTATTAGTCAATCCAATTAATATTGCATCTAGTGGAGTTACAACTGCAACTAATAATTTTAACTTTACTGCTCATAATTTAAACACTGGTGATAAAGTACAATATATCTCAACCTCTATAACAGAAGGTTTAACAAATAAAGATTCATATTATGTTTTCAAAGTTGATGATAATAATTTTAAGTTAGGTGAAACTTATAGTGATGTTACAAGTAATCCAGCTAACATTATTGAAATTAGTTCAACGGGTGGTGCAACGGGTAGTAATCATGAATTTTCCTTAGTCAACCCTCCAATACCAATTATAAGAGATAATAATCTTGTATTTGGGGTAGGACATTCATCTTTACTTGGATATGAACTCAACATTTACCATGACAAAGATTATAAGAATCAGTTTGTATCAGTAGGAAGTACAACTAACTTACAAGTCATAGGTGTTGGAACAGTCGGTGTTACATCAACTGCAACAGTTACATTAAATTATTCCGATAGTAATCCATCAATCCTCTACTATAATATTAAGAAATCAGGATTTATTAGCACATCTGATACTGATGTTGTTAATTATAATAAGATTCACTATTTAAATAGTGATTATGATGGTGAGTATTCTATTTTTAATGTTCCACCTGTTGTTGGTGCTTCTTATACAAGTTTTAGTATATCAATATCAAAGGTTCCAGAAAAATTATCATACACATCAACAGATACCAGTGTATTAAAATACTCTACAAAATCACCAAGAGCAAAGGGTCCTATTGATAGAGTAAATATTGATTTTGGTGGAGTTGGATATGACAGTTTACCTTCTTTTGTAAGTGTTGCATCAACTCAAGGAACAAATGCTACTTTATTACCAGATTCAACATCAATTAACAGAGTAGATGATATTAGAATTCTAAATCCAGGTTTTGAATATTCATCAGATCCAACACTCAAACCTGAAGCATTTGTTTCTCCTGTTGTATCAGTGATTAATTCTGATACAATTACAGAAGTTGAAATAATTGATGGTGGTAAAAACTATACATCAACTCCTAATTTAGTGATTGTTAATCCAGTTACTAGAATTAAAGACACCACAGGAACAATTACTGGTACAGTCGCAAGTAATTCTTTAAGCAACGTAGAAGTTATTGTTCCACCCAAGGGATTACAGTCAGTAACCCATGAAATATTTGCAACTGACAATGATAACGGATCAACTGTAAGTAAATTAGTTTATGATGCAGCAGTTGGTATTGTAACTTGCACACTTGTAACTCCAATACTAGGTTTTTCTATCCCACCTTTCTCAGTAAATGAAGAAATATTTGTTGAAGGTCTTCAAAAATTTGGTGATACTGGAACTGGATTTAATTCTGTCGATAATGGATTTAATTTCTTTAAAGTAACAGCAGTTAATAATGTAAATCCTGCTACGGTCTCATTTGATATATCTCCATTTACTTCAAATGCTGGTGTTGCAAAAACTGTTCAAAATTCTTTTGGATCTTTAATAAGTCGAAATGATTATCCACAATTTAAAATTACCCAAGGAATTTCTAAATTTAGTGTGGGTGAAAAGTTATTAGCATTCGTAGGAACTTCTTATATTCCTGTTGACTTAAAAGTATCTGTATCAACTAATGAGTTCATAAAAGTTGTAGAGGAAACACCTGGTGCATTTAATTTAGTTGCTGGTCAATTAATAAAAGGATTTATTTCTGGTAACATAGCCACTATTAATACAATATCAAAAAATTCTGGAAGATTTGATATTAATTATTCACTAAGACAAGATCAAGGTTGGAATAATGATATAGGAAAACTAAGTCAAGATTATCAGTTGATACCAGACAATGATTACTATCAAAATTTATCATATAGTGTAAAAAGTTCTGTAACCTATGAAACTTTAGTTGGTTCAGTAAACAGGTTACTTCACACTAGTGGACTTAAGAACTTTGCAGATGTAGGAATTACATCAGTAACCAGTGCTGGTATCACTACTTCAAGTTTTGCAGATATTCTTGCATTAGATTTTATAGAACAAAAAAGAGTTGATACAATTAATAACTTTGATTTTGCCTTAGATATTGACACTGTTGATGGAAAATCAAAATTCCTTAAATTAAAAAATACAAAATTATCTCCATATATTGAATGTAAGACGAATCGTGTTTTAGAGATAGATGATATATCCACATTATTCAAGAGCACTGCTACAACTCTAACTCAATTCCTAGATTTATCAATAAATGCAAGATACGCAACATTTTTAGTACAGATTAGAGATCCAAATACAGGAAATGTTCAGATATCAGATATTATTCTATTTAAAGATGATTTAAATATATTTACTGCTGAAAGAGCAAAAATTCATACCTCTCCATTAGAACTTGGTAGTCTTCTCGGACAAATGGATAGTTCTGATAATGTAAGTTTGAAATTTACTCCTGATGATCCAGAGAATAATGATTATGATCTTAAAATACGTCAAACTTCATTTAACACAAATCTAACAGGTATTGGGACACAATCAATAGGATTTGTAAATCTATCAGGTATAAACACCACAGTAGCAACAGCAACTACTTCCACAATAATATCGACTAATATTGATAATACAGATGCGTTTTTTGCATCAATAGAAGTAAATGATATTACATCAGAGGAAACTAATTTTGTTGATTTATATTTAACACACGATGGAACATCATCATACATATCTGAATTTTACTCAGATACTGAAAACGGACCTGTATCTAATTTCATAGGAACATTTACATCAGAAATTAATTCAAATATTTTATCATTAAACTTTGAAAATGATCAACCAAATGAAGTTTTAGTTAGATCAAGAATAATTGGTATTGGAACAACAGCAGCAGGTATTGGAACATATAGATTTAAGTTGTTAGGTCAACTTGATGGAACAGAGAAAACAACTAGATTAGAATCTAAGTTTTCAAATGTTTCAACAGCTTCTACAATTGCAACATTCTTAGAAAATGAAATTTCTACTTTGAAGGGATTTGTAAGAGTATCAAGTGGTTCAACAAGTGCTCTCCATCAAGTACTGGTTGCTCATGATTCTACTGATTCACATACTGTTCAGTATCCATTCTTATCAATTGGTAGTACATCAGGTATAGGTACATTCTCATCAACATTAGTTGGTAATGACCTAAATCTTAATTTCCACCCAGATCCTCTGTACAGTGGAGGAACTAATAGTGTTCAGTTGCAAGTATTTACAGAGGCATTCTATACTGAAAATGATTTATTAAATACACCACCAGATTTACAGTATGGAACAGTTACTGAATCTATATTATTAGGTCAATATGATGCAATAAACGGTTTAAGGTCTAATAAAACAAGTTTTGCACTTCAAAGTAATTCAACACCTATATTCCAAAAACAATTCAATCCAGCAGATACATCAACTTTAGATACATCAACTGGAATATTTACAATTAAAGATCATTTCTTTGAAACTGGTGAAAGATTGATATATGTACCAGGTTCAACTTTTGAAGGTATAGCAGTAACTGGAATTGCAACTGCTGGTGGCACATTAGGTTCTGATGTATATGCTATTAGATTGACAAAAGACACATTCAAAATATCAAAATCTCGTCCAGATGCATTATCGGGTATTGCAGTTACATTTACTGGGACAGGATCTGGTAATGCTCATGAATTTGAAATGTTCAAGAAAAATGAGAAGGCATTAATATCAATTGATGGTGTAATACAATCACCTATGGCATTTACACCAATTACCACAGATCTTGAA